AGAAGAACAGCATGGAAAATAGCACAGCCAGCTAATGTCCGTAAAGTAATCCTTACAGCTAAAGGTGCAATCAGTCAAAATGAAGCATAATGAAAGCAAGAAATAATTGGGGAGCTAAAAACAAACAATGGGATAAGTTTCAGTTAAGACTGAGATTAGGTGTTATTGATGTTATAACAATTGAAATAGACATTTCAAGAAGCTTCTACATGATAACTATATTAAATTTAAGTATTAAAAACAGATAACATGAAAAAGTCAACTAAGAAAACAGGCAAGAGATTATACGAAATGGGTGGTCAAATTGATGCTACTCAAATTCCTGTATATCAAACAGCATCTATTGCAATGCTAGGTAACCCTCCTTCTGGAAAGAAGACTGGGACTAAGAAAAGTAAATAATACCCAAATTCCATATGTCAAATAAAGTAGGCCTTAATAGGGCCTATTTTTTTTAACTATGTTATAGTTAAACATTTTATATTATATTTGTTATATGTTTAATTAAAACCAACAAATATGAATCAAGAGAATCAAGAAGCAGAAGCAGAAGCACAACGTGATTACACGCCAGAAGAAATTGAAAGAATGCGCAAAGACACTATAAAGTTTTACAAAGATAAAATTAGTGTCTTAGCTCTTCAAGCAGAACATGAAGATCTTCTTGCAAAAATTGCAGAAGCACAGTTAAGACAAGTAACTGCAATCATCCGAAGAGCCCAGCTTACTACAGCTCCATCAGAAGAAGATATAGCAAAGCAAACGGCATTTGAAGAAAAAATGCGGGCAGATGCTGCAGATGAAGCAAGTGCTCATGCTGAAGAAAGCAAACCAAGAACACTTAAAAAAGATTAATCTCAAAAACCAACTATAATGGCAAAAGCTAATGTAGTGGAGAAGAAGATCCGTATGAGTAGGAGAGACATAGTTAAATACCAACTTGTCTCTCACTGCTTTACTAATTCAATTCCCCACAGTGACGCAGAATTGGATTGCCTTACATTATTGGGAGTATATGGTGAATGTGATCTTGCTGAGTTTTGTAATCTTACTGTAGATGAGAATATTTTTAAAGTATCTCAAACAGTAAGAAACTTTCTAACTAAAGCTGAAAAGCTACAGTTAATTGAGAAAGAAGGTAAATCAAGAAAGAAGATAAAGCTTAATGATGACCTTAAAATTCAGACAAAAGGAACAATAGTTTTAGATTACAAAATATTCTACATTGAATCCCAAGAGCTATAAGGAATTTATCCCAATCACAGCTGATGAACTTGATATAAAGAAATCAGTTGTAGAAGATTGTATTGACTTTTTCTACTCACGTGTAAGAAAGAGTTTGGTGGACATGAAACACAAGAATGTGCATGTCCATACCTTTGGTACATTTAAAGCTAAAAAGAATGAACTTGATAGGCTTTATAAGAAGTATCAAAACCATCTTAGCATACTAGAGAACCCGGAAACTTTTTCTCAAATGAAAATCAAGAAAGATGTAGAGGAAAAGTTTCAAAAGGTTGCAGGTTTGTATAAGATAATCAATGATGAATCAAAGCGTAAAACACAAATCAAAAAATCAAAGTATGAGTTCAAAGCTAATGACAATTTGGAAAAACCGGAAAGAGATCCTGGAGGGAATTAAGAATTCCGTTATCAGAGATGAATTTGTAGAAGATGTTGCCTCGCATAGATCTGAAATATGCAGCACCTGTGAACATCAGGATGTAAAAGGCAAAAAGTGTATGGCTCCGGGTACACACCCCTGTTGTGGTTTATGTGGTTGTTCCTTGAAATTTAAAACAAGGTCATTGTCGTCAGGTTGTCCTGATGATAGATGGTTTGCGTTATTAACTGAAGAGGAAGAAGATAAACTTGATACAATATGAGTATAATCTTCAACGCGGAGGATCACAGCTATAAAAGCATTGACACCGCAGATAAATTAAAATGGATTAGTGTAACCACCTTAATTGGGTTATTCAAATTACCATTTGACAAAGAAGGCCAGGCTCTCAAATCATCTAAGAATAAAAACTCTAGATGGTATGGTCTTTCAAAAGAAGAGATCATAGAAAAGTGGGACAAAGCAAATAAGGTTGCCGTTAATCTTGGAAGTTGGTATCATAACCAACGGGAAGAAGATCTTATCATATGCGATACTATACAAAGATCTGGTAGAGATTTAAGTATTATAGCTCCTATACTAGATGGTGATAAGAAACTTGCACCAAGCCAATCTCTCTCAGAAGGAATATACCCTGAGCATATGATGTTCTTAAGATCTGCAGGTATCTGTGGACAAGCTGATAGAGTAGAAGTCATTGCTGATGTAATTGACTTATATGACTACAAAACCAATAAAGAAATAAAGACAGCTGGATTTAAAAGCTGGAATGGAATTGTAAGTAAAATGAAGTATATATGTTCTCATTTAGATGACTGTAATTACAACCATTATGCATTACAACTCTCAATTTATATGTATATTATGTTAAAGCATAATCCTAATCTAAAACCAGGTAAGATTGTACTTGAACATGTAAAGTTTGACGTAGAGGGACAGGATGAGTTTGGGAATCCTGTTTACAAGTTTGATCCCAACGGAGACCCTGTGGTACTTGAAGTAATTCAATATAACTTACCTTATCTTAAAAAGGAAGTTCAAAGTATGATCAAGTACATACAAGAGAATCCGGAAATTTTAAATCAAGTAAAGAAATGACAATAAAACTATTTGATGTTGAAGATAGTGTTGTGAGACCATCTGAGCATTGTTACAATATAAGTTGGTTAAAGATTATAATGGATGAATTCCCTGAACCAGAGGTTTATTCTAAGGTGTATGCCTATATTTTTTATATGACTTGCCCTAATCCGGAAATGAATCCGTACTTTAACATCGCGGATCATGAAAAAGAAGAACTTATCCTATCTGATTTAGAGGTTGATTTTAGCATGGATAACGCTCATGTGACACTAGCTCTTAAGAATGCTGATAAAATGTATGAGACACCAACCCTGAGAGCATACAAAGGTATCTCAAAGATGTTGGACAATCTATCAGACTATATGGGGAATACAACCATTGAGCATGGTAGAGATGGTAACATATCAGCTTTAGTACAAGCAGCTAAGAACTTTCAAGCAATCCGTGAATCCTTTAAAGGAGTTCAGAAAGATCTTGAAGAAGAGCAAACAAAAAGTAGAGCAAGAGGTGGTACGGACTTAGCATATGACCAATAATGTTTACAGAAGAAAATGATATAGAAGTCATTCCTGTATGGAATGAAGGATTGTGGGAAGAAAGATCATTCACCACCCGGGAAGAGTTTATTGACTTTTTGTTACCTCTATTTAAAAAACCTGGTGACTATGAGTTTGATGAAGTTTCTTTTATATTCAATGAGCAAGCTAGACTTTTTAAAAAGAATGGAGAGGTATATTGTATGCATCCATTCAAAAGTAAAGACTTCAGAAAATACTGGGATGATCAAAAAAACAAATGCAGAGTAGGTTGTCTTTTTATCAACAACGGTAAAACATGGTATTTACCACGTGATTACTACATGTGGTTAAACTTTCTTCCAATCTATGATAAGCAGAAAAAGAGATTTGATTTCCCGGATGTACGCGATGGACAATATCATATGGCTCTATATGAGATACTAGCTGAATTGCATTATAAACATGCTAGTCTACTTAAGAAACGTCAAATGGCTTCATCCTATTACCATATGGGTAAGTTTATCAATCAGATCTGGTTTGAGCCAGGAGTTATTTTAAAGCTTGGAGCATCACTTAAAGATTACATTAGTCTAGAAGGTTCATGGAAATTCTTAGATGAGTATAAAGCTTTCTTAAATTCTAAGACCGCGTGGTACCGTCCTATGAATCCAAGTAAAGTTTTAACTTGGCAGCAAAAGATTGAAGTAGTAGACAATGGCCGTAAGATGGAAAAAGGTCTTAAAGGCATGTTACAAGGTATGTCTTTTGAGCAATCAGACACAAAAGGTGTAGGGGGTCCATGTACATACTTCTTCTATGAGGAAGCAGGCATTGCTCCAAAGATGGATATTACATTTGAGTACATCCGTCCAGCCATGCAGTCAGGTCAAATTACTACAGGAATGTTTATTGCTGCAGGATCCGTAGGAGATTTATCACAATGTAATCCACTAAAAGATTTTACTTTACATCCAGATGCCAGTGGTATTTATGCTGTAGAGCATAACCTAATGGATGAGAACTGGGCCTTTGGAAGAACAGGACTCTTTATACCTGAACAATGGATGATGCCTCCATGTATAGATAAGTATGGTAATTCAGAAGTAGAAAAAGCATTGGAGATGATTTATCAAATCCGTACAGAATGGGAAAGAGATCTTACTCCAGAAAAATATAAGCTGCGTATATCACAGCATCCAATTAATATCAAAGAAGCCTTTGATTTCCGTGAAGACTCTAAGTTCCCACTTGTACTTGTAGGAGCTCAGAAAAAAAGAATTGAAGACAAAGAATATCCAGTAGAGTATGTTGATCTAAAGAGAGATGTAAATGGAAAAGTCTTTGCAGAGAAATCTAGAAAAATACCTATAACTGAATTTCCTGTAGATAAAAAGAGACTAGACAAATCAGGTGTAGTTGTTCTTTATGAAAGACCGGATCCCTCAGCACGTTGGGCCACCTATATTGGATCAGTCGATCCAGTAAGTGAAGGTAAGACAACAACATCAGACTCTCTATGTTCTATTTACATTTACAAAAATGCAGTAGAGGTTACTAAAGTACATGAAGATGGCAGAATAGAAAACTTCTTAGAAGGAGAAGGTGTAGTAGCTTCCTGGTGTGGACGTTTTGATGATATCAATGAAACCCATGAAAGATTGGAAATGCTCATTGAGTTTTACAATGCATGGACATTAGTAGAGAATAACATCTCTCTATTTATCCGTCACATGATTGAAAAGAACAAACAAAAGTATCTTATACCAAAGAATCAGATTGTATTCCTTAAAGAAGCTGGGTCTAACAAAACTGTATACTCAGATTACGGTTGGAAAAATACTGGAACACTATTTAAAAATCACTTACTGAGTTATTTGATTGAGTGGTTAAAAGAAGTTATTGATCACGGTACTCAAGAGGACGGAACAATTATAAATAAAAAGTTTGGTATTGAAAGACTACCTGATTACATGGCTTTAATAGAAATGCAAAGCTATCAAGCCGGTGTCAACGTGGATAGATTAGTAGCCCTCGCTGCCCTAATAGGATTTGTAAAGGTACAACAAGCTAATGTTGGATACTCTAAACGAGTGGATAAAGCCTCCAATAACTTGGAAAAGTCAGAAAATTTGTATAAATTAAAGAATAGCCCTTTTAGACATATAGGAACTAATGCTTCCCATAAAGATCAAAAAAGGTTTACTAAAAACCCATTTAGAAACATAAGATAATGGAAATATATAATGGAATGCAGCTTAAAAGTGGTAAGAAGGCGGAATATAATCGTCTTGCTAGCATCACTCAACCTCTTCAGTTTTTGCCTGAGAAAGAAAAGAATACTGAATGGGCAGCATGGAACTTAGATTGGTTAGAATGGAATGGACTTAAACAGATACGTAGAAATGCGCGTAGGTTGATGAAAAACTATAAACTTGCTGAAGGCCTAATTGACAGAACAGATTATGTTGCTGAAGCTGATAATGAGTACCGAGATATTGTGGAAACATTAGCAGCTGGAGATTCAGCGGCATTAGAGCTTAAGTTTTACCCAATTGTTCCAAATGTAGTTAAAGTACTTACAGCAGAGTTTGCCAAAAGAAACAAGAAAGTAACATTCCGAGCTGTAGATGAATACACATATAATGAGATTCTAACTAACAAGCTTGCAGATATTGAAGATGTTCTTGTAAAACAAGCAGAACAAAAACTTATCTCAAAGATGATTGAGATGGGTGCTGACCCAAATAGTGAAGAGTTTAAACAACAAACAAGTCCTGAAAGTGTTAGATCTCTACCAGAGATACAAGATTTTTACAATAAGAGTTATAGTACACTATGTGAGCAGTGGGCTTCTAAACAGCATATCATTGATGAAGAAAGATTCAAGATGGATGAGCTTGAAGAACGTGCCTTTAAAGAAATGCTTATAACTGACCGTGAGTTTTGGCATTTCCAAATGCTAGACGATGACTATAACATTGAATTATGGAATCCAGTTCTTACCTTCTACCATAAATCTCCAGATGTAAGATACATATCACAGGGGAATTGGGTTGGTAAAATTGAGATGATGTCAGTTGCAGATGTAATTGATAAGTACGGTTGGGTAATGAGTCAAGACCAATTAGAATCTCTTGAAGCCATCTACCCTGTAAGATCTGCCGGTTATCCTATACAAGGATACCAAAATGATGGTTCATACTATGATGCTACTAAGTCTCATGACTGGAATACTAATAGACCCTCATTAGAATACCGTCAATTCACATCCATGTATACTAACTTCATTTATAATGGAGGAGATATTATCAACTGGATACTTGGTGAATCCGAAGATTACTTTGATATGGGTAGCGCGCATCTCTTGCGTGTAACAACTTGCTATTGGAAATCTCAACGTAAGTTAGGACATCTTACAAAAATTAGTGAGAACGGTGAAGTAATAAATGAGATTATTGATGAAACTTATGCAGTTACAGACAAACCTCTTTATAATACCACGTTTATGAGAAACAAATCCAAAGAGAACTTAGTTTTTGGTGAGCACATTGACTGGATTTGGATTAATCAAGTTTGGGGTGGTGTTAAAATTGGACCAAATATGCCATCATTCTGGGGTATGAATAACCCTGGCGGTATTAATCCAATCTATATGGGGATCATGCAGAACCATATTAAACCAATGAAGTTCCAATTCAAAGGTGATAATACAATGTATGGTTGTAAACTTCCTGTAGAAGGACGGGTATTTACTGACCGTAACACGCGCTCCGTTTCTCTAGTTGATTTAATGAAACCATTTCAGGTAGCATACAATCTTGTGAATAATCAGATTGCGGATATCCTAGTAGATGAGATTGGTACTGTGATTATGTTAGATCAAAATACTTTACCACAACACTCATTAGGAGAAGACTGGGGTAAAGGAAACTTAGCTAAAGCATATGTAGCTATGAAAAACTTTGGTATGCTTCCATTAGATACTTCAATAGCTAATACGGAGAATGCCCTTAACTTTAACCATTTCCAAGTATTAAATCTTGAGCAAACACAGCGTATGCTTTCACGTATCCAGTTGGCCAACTTCTTTAAGCAACAAGCCTATGAAGTAATTGGTGTAAACCCACAAAGAATGGGTATGCAAATTGGACAAACAGATACAGCTACAGGAATAGAACAAGCAGTAGCTGGATCATACGCACAAACAGAAATGTACTTTGTACAACATTCTGATCACTTAATGCCGAGGGTACACCAAATGCGCACTGACTTAGCTCAGTACTATGCTTCTACAAAACCTTCAATCCGTATGCAAGTTTCTACTACACCAGAGGAACGTGTAAACTTTGAGATCAATGGTACAGATCTTCTTATGAGAGATGTACATGTATACTGTAATACTAATGCTAATCATAGATCAATCATAGAACAAATGAAACAACTTGCTGTAAGTAATAATACAGCCGGGGCATCTATATATGATCTTGGTAACATAATCCAATCAGAATCCATGGGTACATTGAATAATGTTCTTAAGTCAATTGAAATTAAAAACAAACAAGAAGGTGAAGCTGAAATGGCACATAATGAGAAGATGAAACAAATGGATATTGAGGCTATGCAACAAGAAAAACAAATGGAAAGAGACTTCAAGGCTCAAGAAGCTGAGAAAGACCGTAGAAAAGACATGCTTGTTGCAGAAATCAAATCTGCAGGATATGGAGCTATGCAAGATATGAATCAAAACTCTCAATCTGATTACATAGATGCTCTTGATTCAATTCAGAAAACTGAACAGTACCGAGATACCATGAGTCTTCAAAGAGAAAAAGAAGTAAACCGTTCTTCACAGTTTCAACAAAAGGCTTCTATTGAAAGAGAAAAGCTTCAAGTACAGAAAGAAATTGCTGATAGACAACTTCAGGTAGCTCAAGAGAACAAAAATAGGTTTGACATCAAGGTGGAAAAACCTAAAAATGAAAAGAAAAAATAAGTATAGCCATGTAATGGCAAAATTTTAGAACACACTAGTTAGATAACCAAATTTAAAATGTTTAAATACCGTATTTTTGACTATATTATTATTAGATAATCACAAAAAACCAACAACATGAGTGATACAACACAAGTAAACACATCCGTTCAGGAAGTAGAATTTGACAACCTGGATGAGTTATTAGGAGTAGGGAGTGAAAGTATAATGGTTCCAACGGGAGACAATGCTGATTCACAGAAGAAACCAAATGTTTTTTCAGACACAACCCCTGATACAACGTTCCTTGACAAGCCTGATGCAGGCAAAGTAGATTCAACACCAGCAGCAACACCTGCTGCGAAAGAGGAAATAACACTTGAAGATTTAAGTGAACTCCTTGATCAAGCAGGCGAAGAAGGTACCAAGAATCTAGGTGGAAGACCATCATTGACTAAAGATGTCATGATTGAAACAGCTAATAAACTTATAGAAAAAGGTTTACTGTTTCCATTTGATGATGGTAAAAAACTAGATGATTATTCCCAAGCAGATTGGGAAGAGTTACTTGAAGCTAACATCCGTGAGAAAGAAGAAACTGTAAAGGAAAAAGTACCTCAAGAGTTTTATAATAGCTTACCTTACGAGTTGCAAAAAGCATATGAGTATGTAGCAAACGGTGGTACTGATATTAAGAACATGTTCAAAGCATTGGCATCAAGCCAGGAAGTATTTGAACTTGATCCTACTACAGAGGATGGTCAAGAACAGATCATCAGAACATATCTTCAAACAACTCAGTACGGTACTGCAGAAGAAATTGAAGAAGAGATTGAATCTCTAAAAGACAGAGATGAATTAAGAACCAAAGCTGATAGATTCAAACCGCGTTTGGATGATATGCAAGACAAAATTCTTCAACAAAAAATAGCAACTCAAGCAGCTGCTAAACAAAAACAAGAAGACCAAAGTCGCATGTACCAAGAAAGTGTTTATCAAACATTAGCTCCTGGTGATTTGAATGGACTTAAGTTAGATGGAAGAACACAGAACATGTTGTTTTCCGGATTAGTTCAACCAAACTATCCATCTATATCAGGTAAACCAACAACAATGTTGGGTCACTTACTTGAAAAGTATCAATGGGTAGAACCTAATCATGCTAAGATAGCTAAAGCACTTTGGTTACTTGCAGATGAGGAAGGATATGAAGCACAAGTTAGATCTAAAGCTTCTAATGAAGCTGTAGAAAAAACAGTAAGAATGTTAAAGACAGAGCAGGCAAGTAGAACGCCTTCTACTGTACAAGAAGAACGTGAGCAACCATCAAGAGATCAAGCTCAAGGAAGAAAAATTACAAGACCGACAAAAGGCTTCTTTGGAAGATAAACATAAATTAATTAATCAAACAAACAAATAACAAATGGCAACTCCAGTTTTAAACAATGGTATATTCCTCCGTGATACGCAATACAATGCGTCTTCTCACGTGGATTCATACCACTTAGCAAACATGCTGAAGGATGCAGAACCTATGGATATGGGTCCTGTAGACATTTGGGCTATGACTCAAAAGGTTGAAATGCCCCTTTACCAAATGTCATCCTTTGGTGGTAAAAACGTAATCATGGTGGATAATATCCGCGGTGAGTACAAATGGCAAACTCCTATTTCACAGGACTTACCTTACATCATTGAAGACATTGAGCCTTCAAATGTTGTTAAAGGAATTGACGGAACTAGCTTCAAATTGAAGTTAAACAAGCGTGAATTCGGGCATGGTGATATTATCACTTATGATAAGTACAACGGAGCGGAGATGATTGTTTCTGCAGAAGATGATATTCTTCCTATTGGAGATGGTTTCATCTACACAGTTTCATTGGTAAACAATGACAACTACCGTTTCTTGGATAACCGCTATTTGGCTAACGGTACTAAGGTATTCCGTAAGTCATCAGCACGTGGAGAATACGGTGAGCGTTTCTCTGATATCCAAACTAAGTCTGGTTTCCGTGAGTTCTACAACTTTGTAGGAGGAGCTGAAGCACACGTACACTACTCTATCTCTTCTCGTGCAGACATGCAGATTAAAGGTGGAATGAATGCAGATGGAACAGTTCCTGTAACTGAGATCTGGAGAAACTTTGACAAGCAAATGGATCCATCAATCTCTAAGATTGAGGATATGGTTGCAACAATGGGTAAAGATTATGTTAAGCGCGCAATTGGCAATGGTGATTTGAGCCGTACATTCTTAACTTCATTAGAAGCAGCTCACTTGACTAAAATTGCAACGGATATTGAGACTTACCTTATGTGGGGTCATGGTGGACGTGTTAAGCAAGATGGTCCAGATGATATCCGTTTATCAGTTGGTCTTTGGAAACAATTGGATAGCTCATTCAAAAGAGTTTATAACAAATCAAGTTTCAATCTTGAGTTGTTCCGTTCTGAGCTTTATAACTTCTACGCTGGTCGTGTGGAGTTCCAAGGTCCAGATCCAAAACGTCAATTGATTGTTCAAACAGGAATGGGTGGTATGCGATTAGTTAATGAGGCTATTAAACGTGAAGCTGTTGCATCAGGTTTAAATATCCTTGCTGCGGATATCGGAGCAATCACAAACAAAGGTATGGATCTAGGATTTGGATTTGCATACACTAGTTACGTGATTCCTTTCTTGGCTAACGTGAAGTTTGTATTGAACCCAGCGTTTGACAATATCCACACAAATGATATTGAAAACCCAATCATTGATGGTAACCCATTATCTTCTTACTCATTCATTATCTTTGATATCACTGATAATACTAATGACAACATCTTCTTGTTGAAATTACAATGGGATAACCAATTGAAATGGTGGTATCAAAATGGTACAATGGACTACATGGGACGTAACCAAGGATTCCAGTCTTCTGGACAATTCAACGGATACCGTGTATACATGTCACAAACAATGCCGGCTATTTGGGTTAAAGATCCAACTAAAGTCTTGAAAATAGTTATGAGAAACCCAATCACTGGTGGATCATTCTAATTCATAAAAATTACAAGGGGGAGAGTGAGTGCTCTCTCCCTTTTTATTTAATAACAAAAACCAACAAAAAATGAGCTTAACAATTGTATCCAATGGTCCTACTATGTCAGGTCCCATTACAGTAAGACCAATGGTCAGTGTTGAAAATGACAACATGGGTCTACAAAATTATAATCTTGCACTTTTCCCAGGAGCGTTTCATGAAGAACAACTGGCATGCTTGGAGAAAAACGGGGTTAAAAGATATATCACAGGTCTTAATGAATTTGCTCCTGAAGTGAAGAACATTAAAGATCCTGAACAAAAAGCAGCTATTATAAAAGATATCCGTGAGACAGTATCGGAACTTGAAAGAGAGCTTGCTTCAAACATCATTGATCCTGCAGATGAGGATTTTTGGAGTAAAGTTTTATTGATCAAACCAAATAATGATGAATTCTGGGAAAGGATTTCATTACGTTGTGGCAATGAACCATTATTCTTGAATCCAAAACAGGATCCTTTTGACTTAATTAAAGTTAAGGCCATTGAAGCTGGAGGATTTTCTCTAGTAGCAAAAAGCTGGGAAGATGCCGTAAACATGGCAAGACCTCCAAAGTTTTATTTAGATAAAACGGTTGAAACAGTGGCAACAAGAACTCAAGCTAAGAAACTTAGAAATAAGGCATTGTCTCAACTTGATCTTCTTTATAATAAAAATGTTAGCAAACTACTTTATGTATGTAAAGTTGTGGATGCATACAGTACACAGTACAAGAAGTCTACTCCTAATGATGTCTTATACGAGAACATGGATGAGTACATCAATGGTAAAGGAATAGAGAAGAATGAATTGCGTGCTGCTGAATCATTCTTAAAAGCTGTAGAAATGGATATGGAAACATTGAAACTGAAGTCATTAGTAAAAGATGCAAGTTTCTTTAAGTTCATTGCTCCAAAAGCAGATGGTATGATTTATCATATGGTCACCTCTACAATGTTAGGACGTAATGCATCAGAGGTTGTTGAATACTTAAGGAATCCATTGAATGAAACAATTTTAGTAGAAATGTTGAATTCAGTAGAGGCTTATTGGAATGAATAATGTATATTATAGTAAGTACTAAATATTTATATCATGGCATCAAAAAATGAAAATGTAACAGCATGCAAAAAACCTACAGGAAGAGTTGGTGGAACTAACGCTCCTGTATATGCTGCTAAATCGGCTACTCCTAACAAAAGTATTAATCAAGGATCTAATATCCCTGAGAGAGCACTAGGAAGAAAAAAAAGATAATATGAAACACACGGGCTCTGTTTGGTTACATCCCGTGTACTTCATTTAACAAAAACTTATTACAATGGCTATTAAGAAAACAGTAAGTAAAACTGCTAGTAAAGCTCCGGCTAAAAAAACTATTGGTATTTCAATCTCTGCTGCTCCTAAGATGGAGAGAAAATGGGAAATTGAATCTGCACTAAGTACTTTGAAGAGAGCGGATGAAATCCGCAAAGATACTAAGATGATGAATGATGTTAAAAAACTAGCACAGGATCAAATGAATGTGCTTAGCACATTTACTAAAAAATAATAGTCATGGCAACATCTAGTAAAAATACAAAGAAGTCAGATTGTGGAGAAAAGACTAAAAAATCTTTTCAAGCAGGAATGATGATTGGTCGCAACATGAAGAAGCCTAATTCTAAAAAGAAAAAGTAATGGCAAAGACGGCAGCTTGGACAAGATCAGAAGGAAAGAATCCTAAAGGGGGTCTTAATGCTAAGGGAGTTGCTTCTTATAGAAGAGAAAACCCAGGTTCTAAATTACAGACAGCTGTAACAACAAAGCCGTCTAAACTAGATCCGGATAGTAAAGATGCAAAGAGACGTAAATCTTTTTGTGCTAGAATGTCAGGAGTTAAGGGACCAATGAAAGATGAAAAAGGAAGACCAACTAGAAAGGCTCTTTCTTTAAAGAAGTGGAATTGTTAATTTAAGTATTGTACTATGGCTAGATGTATGAAATGTGGCGGGATGTATAAAGCCGGTGGAGCTACAAAAGGAATGGGATTTAAAGCTGCTCAAAGCAGCATTGCTAAAAAATCCGGAGTAAGTATGGAAGCTGCTGGAGCTATCTTAGCTTCATCAAGCCGTAAAGCTTCTCCTGCTGCTAAAAAGGCAAATCCAAACTTGAAGAAAGTAAAAGGTAAAGCTAAATAAAGATGAACAATATTACTATACAACTTAAAGTAAAGGAGAGACTTAACAAGCTTGACAGTAACGACTATGACAACATAGAAGCCTGGCAAATTGTTGAAGCCTTTAATAAGGGTGCGGTTGATTGGACGCGTAGACAGTTGCATGGTACCAATCAAAAACAAACTGGTGATGAGCAATCTAAAAGAAGAATTGATGACCTCAATATCTTACTAAGAGAAATCCCAGTTACGTTCACTGAAAAAGATTTATACTTTACAGCACCATTACCAGAAGATTACATGGAATGGAAAAGAGTTGCGGCTAAAGCTGCAAATGATTGCTGTAATAATAAAATACGCTTGGTAATTTATCTAGCTGAAGAAGCTAACGTAGATGAATTACTAAGAGATAAAAACAAACAACCTAATTTTGAGTGGGGAGAAACCTTCTGTACTCTTAAAGGAGGTAAGGTAAGAATCTATACCAATAACATATTCACTGTAGAAGATGTTAGGTTGTCTTATTATAAGCAACCTAGAAGAATCCAGATCATTGGTGTTGTAGATCCTTATACAAATTTAGTATCTACAGTTGAAGTAGAATCAGAATTCAAGGATGATATTGTAGAACTTATAGTAGATGAGACTGTGAAAATATTAGCTGGAGATATAGAATCAGTAAACCAAATGCAGATCTCAGAAAACTCAGTAGAATTAAATAATTAATAATAATGGAAAAGAATAGAATGTTAAAAAGACCTGAAACTAAGGTTGTGGGTCTAGAAAATAAAATGATGGACGTATTAAAACCTAGTCAAGGTGCTACAAAAGATATTCCAAGTACAAAGACTAAAAATCCTTTAATTGATGAATCATGTGCTACTTATTTAAATTACAGGATACAACAAGAAGAATATTCAGCAAGAATATATCTTTCAATGTCCATGTGGTTAAATAATATGGGATACACAGGAGCTGCTGGATTATGGAGAAAATACTCAGATGAAGAAATGAAGCATGCTGATATTGCGCGTGTGTATATGCTTTCTTTTGGTATTCAACCTGTTACACCACGTTTGGATCAACCACAACAAAACTTTGGAGGATTACCTGAAATCATTAAGTTATCATTTGAACATGAGATTGAAGTGAGTAAACAAATTAAAGATATGGCCAATCATGCTTTAGCTGATGGTGACCATATGTTGTATGAGTTATGCTTAGCTTATCTCAAAGAACAAGTTGAAGAACATGATAAAACTCAAACCTGGGTGGATAAATTAGAAGCATTTGGGACTGATAAGATTGCTCTCCGTCTTCTTGATAATGAAATGGGTGGATAAAAAAAATTATCAAAAGTTGTTTATCTAAATGATTTTTGTTATATTATACATATATGTTTATAAATTAAAATTAAAAAAACAATGGCTTATTTTAATCACGCGTTTAAGAAGACTTTCTTGGGGACAGGAAATACACTTCTAGGAGAGACGTTTACAGATCCTGTAACAGGAGTTCCGTATACTGTCACAACTGATGGAGGATACCTACGCACAGGCGGGACTCCAACATACTTGTTGAATGTAATGTCTCGTTATCAACAAACTTATCCTTATTCAGGACCGGACTCATTGTCTTCTTGGAATAGTGGATACTTTGGTTTGTATGATGCTCAAACTAACTTGTCTTTGAATGGACCAGAAAATTGCTGCAATATTTATGTAGCGGGTTCTGCAATCTATGCAAATGACAAAATTGGTCCATTTGCTGGAGGTTATACTGAGACTAACAAGTCTAAGATGATCAATCCACGTTATGTACAAAAATTCTACAAAGTAGATTCTTGTGAACCACAAAATGAAGTAGTACACGTTGGTTCAACTTTCTGGACTGCAGGTGGTGGTGTAGATACTGCTAGTATTACTACTCCAGGAGTTGGATATGGTGATACAGTTACTCCTCAACTTGTAGAAACTGTAACTACATTAGGAACAGGAACAGGACTTACTTTGTTTATTACCGTTGCTGCAGGTGTTCCTACAGTAACAGGTATTGCAAGTCTTGGAAAAGGATATGAAGTAGGTGATACTGTAACAATTACTGATTGGGATGGCACTGCTCCAATTACTCTTGCAATTTACACAATTAGTGGTGTTAATGCTGCAGGAACAAATTACGTAGTTGCTCCTGGTGACTGCTGTAAAGAATTCTTGTGTGGTGAAACTTACTACTTACGTGTAGATATCAAAGGTTCTCCTGCATTACGTTTCTTGAATCACAATGCATACTATACTGCTGAAGCTTACACAGGATGTTGTACTGATCCAATTGCTCCTACTGCAGTTGACTCAACTGAAGTAATGATCCTTTGGGCTAATGCTTTGTTGCGTTATGAGCTTACAAGACCATTCATCCAAATCATCATTCAAGATGAAAATGGTGTTCTTTGGTACCAACCAGGAACTTCTGCTGCTGACTTGGCTGCATTAGGTGGTGATACTTGGGATAACTATGTAACTACAGGACACGTAAATGGAACATGCGCAGGTATGATCTTCAACGGAGCTTATGTAGATACTAAGTTTGGTGACTGTTCATTCCAAATCTCTGATTTCTATGAGAAACAACCAGTGAAAATCTACCCATCTGAGGTTGATTACACAGGTGATCCATGTGAATTCACAGGTATTTGTGCAGTTATTGAATGTGAAGGTACTCAAGCACAAGGTCTTGGTGAAACAGTTTTACGTGACTTGATTCTTTCTGAATCTTACCGTCAAAACTTCTTGCATAATGATATCCGTATCCGTGAGATTACTCAAGGAAACCAAATGATTACTGCAATTAACCGTAATGCATTGTACATGAAGTACTACTTGTTGCATAGCGTTCCACGTTTCAACAACCCTTCTGGTACATTTGACAATGACCGTTATTTGTTGGAAATTGTTGCTAACGCGTCAATGTCATCATTTGAAAATGATGTTAATGGTTGGTTAAGTGGATGTGGTACACAGTGTGCATATGAGGAGTTTACTTGTATGACTGAATGTTCTTCAATTCAGTTTCCTCCAATTCCTGCTGCAAGACCAGTACCACCAAGACCTCCAGGCCCAGAATTATAATAGAATACAATAATTAATCAAAATAAGAAACGGGAGAGTGAGAGTTTATTTCTCCTCTCCTTTTCTTTTTTATATCTTAGCATATGGCAAGTCACGTTTTAAGTTTAGAAGTTCCAGATGTAATGAATCCATGTATCATAAAATTATTTGATACAAGTGTGTATGCTACAGGTATGCCCGTAGTATGTCCAATATTGGCAATTACAGTTCCTGGGTTTAATTATTCATCTGAGATCTCTGTACAGGAGAACTTTAATGAAACACTAACAGCATGTGATCTAGGATTACAAAATACTGGATGTGATCTATCAGAGTATGCTAACCTACCTGATGGAATTTATGTTATAAGATATAGCGTATCTCCTAATGAGTATGTGTATGTGGAATACAATCACTTAAGAATTACTAGAGCATTAAACCAGTATCAGGCGTTGCTATGTGATCTTGACGTTGCTGATTGTGATCCACCAACAAGAATTAAAGATAAGTTAGATCAACTTAGAATGATCAGAATATATTTAGATGCAGCCAAAGCAAAAGTTGAGGTATGTCATGAACCGCAAAAAGGTATGAAGATTTATGACTACGCTGTAAAGCTTTTGAATAAAATGGACTGTAAGAATTGTTAATCATAAAACCAACAAATATGTCACAGTGCCCAAATTGTAAAAAACAACTTTCATGTGGTTGTCAAAAAAGAGTAGCATCAGATAAAAAAGTAGTATGCACTAATTGTATTGGTGCTTATGAGTCTGTCTTAGTAAGACAAAAAGTAGCAGCTGCTCCGCAACCATCTGTACCAAGTAATAAATTTAGCTTCTAATTAAATAAAAGGATGGCGGATTACTATGTATATATACCTTGCCCCGGTTCTACTGGGACACAGTTTTATTCTAATGTTGCACCTACTTATCCAGGTGCATTCATAAGATTTGATTCAGGATCAGATCCGCTTCAATATGGAAAATGTTTCCATGTTATGCTTGTTAGTTTAGAGGTTCCCCCGACCCCTTTAGTATCTATTAACTGGTCAACAGTAGTATATAGCTTTTGGAATAATAAATGTTCTGATTGTGTTGAGGAAGCACCTTGTGGTGATTGTCCTCCTGGATATACGCTTGTTGATGGAGAATGTGTTTTAATAGAATCCGTTCCTGCAAATTATACGGGTGGGTTATTTCAAGTAGAAGCAGGTGCCCAAACTGCGGTATATAGCGCATTTGGATTAAGATTATATCCTGACATATCAGGATTAACTCTTCCTCTTTTAGGATATGGTTATAATGTAGTGTCTGGTAGTAGTTGTATTGTAAGTATTCCCTATACAGTAAAAACAAATAATGGAGCTGGAGTTCTTGTTACTCCTTTATTAACCGGTGTACAAAGTAACTTATGGGGTTGTAGTGGTACATATGCTAGTTGTCAAACTTCAACAACTCCCGGTAATATGGGAAGATTGGTGACAACAGGTATTTGGAGTACTGGTTATCCTTTTAATACGGAACTTTCTTTTGACTTTTGTGTCACGATAGAAAACACTAAACAATACTTAATTGGTATTGCTGGCGATAACAAAGTTAAAATTTACATTGATAATGTATTATATGTATATTTAGATGCTGATGGTGACAGTGCTAACTGTGCTGCATCTATAGGTACGCCAAGGATATTTTGGCACGTATTCCCTGTTACGTTAATAGCAGGTCAACATACAATTAGATTAAGTGGTCTTAACATTAATTATTTAGCTTCCTTTGGTGGAGAGATTTATGATATTGATTTAGCTACTTTTCAATCAACATTAACAGATCCCGCATCAGCAGCACCTAACTGTGGTAATGTTCCTGCAGATCTTGATCCGTATATTATTTTTTCTACAAAAGATTATATAGGACAATACATACCAGATCCAGATGATCCCGGTGTTTGGACATGTCCTGATGGATACACACTTGATGAATGTAATGGTATTCCTCAATGTACTAAAATCACTACTGTTCCAGTTATTCCTTGTGCTTATCAGCTTGTTTCTTGTTGTGATTCTACAATATATTTAGCAAGTCTAATTGATTTGCCTGAAAGCACTAATTATATTTTACTAGCTAATAATGCTGGAAGTTCTATTCCTATTGGATGTTATTCAATTTCTCCTTATATAGAATCTGGCGCAGGTATTCCTATATTTGAATATAATATTAATTATGCTACAAGTTCGGGATGTAATGCAGCACCTTTTATTTGTAATGCTTATTGTGGAATATGTATATGTACACGAGTAAGAGTAAAACCTGAATCTGCAGTACCAGGAAGTCCTGTTGTACTAGATTTATTTTATTGGACATGTGAATTTGAAACTAATGAAGGAATTACCTTTCCTATTTCTGCTATTTTAAATGTTCCTCTAGATGGCTCATGGACAGACTATGTTTGCGTATCTGATTTTTACACGTTACTTAACATATTTGATTTTGAAGATAAGGGAGATTGTCAATTAGATATTGCAACAGATACTTTTGAATGCCCTAATTATTACCAAATAATCAATTGTCAAGATACCACTCAAATTATTTGTGTATCAAATGATTTAAGCTCTGAGTTTGCAAGCGGGTTATCAATTCAAGTATCAGCTTATCCAGAAATATGTTGGTACATTGAAGAATTATTAGTACCATGCTTATCTCCAGTTACAGTTGTAGTAACACAAACTTTTGTAAACTGCGAGGTATGTGAAGAGACATTGAAAACTTATTATAAGTTAATTAACTGTATTGATCCGCTTGTAGTTGTATATACTGAAACAGATGTATCAGCTTCAATAGGTTCTGTAATTGCTGTAAATGAATATCCAGATGACTGTTGGACTATTGAAGTTGCTGCTTTAGCTGTATCTCCCGTAGATGTAACAGGAGTGATTGAGTTTGCTTCATGTGAAGAATGCGGGAGACAATTCTATTT